TTGGGATTTAGAAATATTCCAGTTAGAACTATAGTTCCTGTAATGAATGATGGTTTCCCATCATCAAGCCCATATATGCTACAACATATTGAAGGTAAAACAATTGCTTCGTTGGATAATGATGAAGTATTTCATTTATCTCTAAGCACTGACAGAAAGCGATATTCTGCTCATGGTAAAGGTGTTTCCATGATAGAGAAAAGTAGATTGTCTTATAGACAGATTCTACTTATGGAAGAAGGAATGATGATTTCCAGACTTTCAAGAGCTAATCAGAATTATGCCATGATTGTTGATGTTGGTGAACTACAAGGCGTTGAAGCATTAAACTTCTTGGATAAATATAAATCAAGAGTTATGCGCCGTAAATATATCGATAATAAGACAGGTAGATGGAAATGGAAATATAACCCACTTTCAGTTATCGAAGATATCATGGTTCCAACAAGAGCAGGTTCAGGTGGTAACGTAATTCCATTGAATAATAACTCTGCAGTTGGTAAAAACATTGAAGATGTAATGTATTATCAGGATAAATTCATTTATTCAACTGGAACACCTAAGCTATTAATCGGTAAAGAATTAGACATTAATGCTAAGAGTACGTCAGATGTTCAAATGAGTACTTTCCTCAGAAGAATTAGAAGATTTCAAACTATCATTTCCCCACCAATTAAATTGCTATATAAGCACATTTTAAAGATTGAGGGAATGAATGTTGACCTAGCATCACTCAATATTGAATGGGCTTCTAACTCAACAATAGACCAAGAGCGAATATACATCATTGAGAAACTTAAAGCCGAAGTTGCAAAAATATTAAAGGTTGATTTGAAAGTAGTTGATGATATTTATATTTATACAACTCTAATGGGTATGAGCGAAGATGAAGCCAAAGCAATGAAGCTTAGAATGGATGATGTAAGGGAAGATGAAGCTGATAAAGCCCTTGATATGGCAAACTCACTTAACACAATCAATCCAAATGATAAGGATGAAGAGAAGCCTCCAACAAAGGAAGAATCAATCGCAATCATTAAAGAGAAGTTAACTGAAAGTGAATTTGCTGAATGGGAAAAGATGAACGAAATCGTTGAGAATAACCCAGTCATCGGCAAAATGATGTTTGAATTGATAGAATTATCTCAGGCGAAAATCGGAGAATAATGTGGATATCTTAGATTACATAGAAGCAAAGTTTTCAAAAAATATGCTCAAGAAGAATAAAGGTATTGATATTCCAATCAATACTAATGTGAAAAGTAAAGCTTCTATAATCGGTGACTTCTTTCGAACGAAGAAGTCTTATAGAAAAGAACTTGAAAGAAACTTCTCCGCGTTTAAGACAAATACCATCGATAGGGATGAGTTCTTGTCTTTGCAACGAGAAGCAATTTCAAACAACTTTAAACAGGCATTCTTATTGGGAAAGCAATTTAGTGATGAAGATGCAACCAAATTATCCGAAGATGAAAACCGTTCGATTGGTTATCAAGTCGGTAAAGAAATGCAATTCATGAATACGTTCTCAAAAGATATCATGAATGGAACTGGTAAGATGGATTATAGTAGAAGACTTAAAATGTATTCAGATAGTCTAAAGCCAATGTTCATCTTTGGAAAGATTGTATATCTCCCAGAAGATGTTCAAATCTACTGGAAGCTTGGTATAACCGATAAACACTGTATAGATTGCCTTACATTCGCAATGAATAGCCCATATGGTAAAAAGGATTTACCAACGGTACCACAGGCAGGGAATACAGCTTGTTTATCAAATTGTCTATGTCAGTTAGAATTCAAAATAGAAGATTATGACAATAAGTATGAAAACTTTCTATTAGATAAGTATATGCCTAGTAGAAAAGAGATACCCGATGAAATGGAAATTGATAGATTAATTGAGGTCAGTTCTCTATTCTATAGATATCGGGGATTGTATGCGATAACTAACAATGCTACATATCTTGTATATGCTAAGAAATTTAAGCTGGAATACTCAGATACAATTCATACAAATAATTATGCAGTTTCTTCACGACTTCCAATTGCTAAGTATGTAGCTGAAATCAAGCTATTCGCCTCCAATGAGCATTTCGAAGTCGCTGTTGATGGGTTTACCCCGAAGGATTTTCTTTCGGTTTTTGATAACGGTCGGCAATTTTACGGAGAGGTAATATCTTCAAATGGTATGTATGTGAAGGTTAAAGACATATCGGGTAAGGTTGTTGATATTGATATAATGAGTGCGATACTGTTTAAATTGAAGGACAATAAATGAAATGAAAGCAATTAAAATCACGTTAAAGCGTTCAGGGTTTACAAATAAGCAAATAAATGAATGGGAAGTGCATTATAACACTGCTCTTGAGCTTAAAATACCATACCCACACTATTACGCATTATTTAAAACAGTTCATTGACATTCAGTCACACATTCATTTATAGTAAATACAACAGGAGTTCGATTATGAATAAAAAGTTAGTACACGAAATCAATTGGCATGGAACCGACCACAAAGTCGAGACCAAGCAACTTGAAGACGGTACCAAAAAACTGAGTTATATCATTTCTGGTGCTTTCATGCAAGCAGATACTCCGAACAGAAATAATCGTGTATATCCCAAGGAAGTAGCAAATGAAGCTATTGCCAAATTAAGACCAATGGTGGAAGAAGGGCGTATAAGAATGCTCGTTGACCATCCTGGCTTTTTTGATGGTGGCCCTTCTTTGTTAAAGTCTGGTGCTATACTTAAAGAGATTACGGATGTTCAGGAAGATGGGTTTGCATATTATAAAGCTAAGATACTTAACAATGAATCTGCTAAGGTGTTGAAAGACATTTTAGATGAAGGTGGAAAAATTGGTGTTTCTACTAGAGGGTATGGTTATGGTATCGATAAAGAGGTAGAAGGTCACGAAGGTACTTTTGAAGTAATTAGTGATTTTGAACTTAATTCAGTTGATTTCGTAGACGACCCCTCGGTTCTCGACACAGAGAAATACATGCACATCGAATCTAATATAAGGAGTAAACTTACTATGTTTAAAACAGTAGAAGAACTAAGAACTGCTTTGCCAAACTTGGTTAAACAGCTTGTAGATTCAACTACACTTGAATTGAATACTGAATTCGACAAAAAGATTGAAGAAATGAAAGCTACTCTCGAAGAAAAGACTTCTCTCGTAGAAGCTAAAACTGCTCTTCTTGACAGTCTCATTGAAAAAATCAAAGAAATCAGTCCTGACAAATTCAAAGTTGTTGAAGAAAGCGCAATCGTTACTGAAAGAGATGCTGAAATTGTTAAGATTACCGCATCATTAACAGAGGCTATTGCTAATCTTGATAGTTCTAAGCTTGAGCTTAAAACAATCCAAGATGACCACATTAAAGCTGTTAGAGAGGCATACATTGAGCAACTTAAAGCTACTGATGAAGCCTTCTTTAAATTCGAATCATTTGAAAATTGTTTTGAAAATTGCATAACCAAAGACGAAGTAAAAAGCGTTTATGAAAGCAATTCCAAAATCGTTAAAGAAATGACAGAAAATTCTGGCAAGCCAGCTGATTCTAAGTCAAAACAAACTGAAGATAGCGCAGAGAAATCTGACAAAGATTCACTTTTGACCGAAGCTCAACTGATTGACTTTAACGGTAGAAATAAAGATAGACGCTCAATGCGCCTACCTAACATGACAGAAGCCAAATACCTCGAAATGTTTGGTAAAAAATAAGAAGGAGACCATTTGTAATGAAAGTAACATTTACAGAACGAAATGACATGCTTATGGACAAGTATGGACATCTTCTTGACGAAGCCAAACATTTCAGCGGAAGCCAAATGTTGAACGAGTTAGAAGAGAACAAAATGGCTGTCTTAATTGACAATGCTGTTCAAGGTGCTTGTAGAAAGCATGGACAAGACTACAATGAATTCACATTGAGAAGTCTTGATGAAGCAACGACAAAGCAAACAGACACAGGCGATATCGCCTATACTGTGAAGCTTCAACTTGCAATGATTGGTCAAATCTATCCTAATATGATTTCCAGAGAATTCGTTTCTCTACAGCCAATCACTCAACCAAACTATAAAATCTTTTATAACGATTTTAAACGTTCGGATGGAACATCACTTTCCTCAGATATTCACGCAAGACGTGAATATGCAAACAATGTTGAGTATGACCCAACATCACCAACAGATATCCAGACAGTTGACATGGAAGTTACATCGGAAGATGTTGCGGCCACAACTAAAAAGCTCAAGGGTAATGTAACTATAGAAGTTGAACAAGATTTACTTGCATATCATGGTATGAATGCAATGAGCCTTGTGACATCTAATATGGGTGCTGAACTAACTCGTGAGTGGGATAGAACAATCATAGCTGATTTATTCTCTCTAGCTTCTGGTGGTACTGCATATTTCAATAAGAAACAACCTGTTGGAATTTCTTACGAAGAGCGCAAATTCTGGATGGAAACATTCTATGAATCAATCCTCGACGTTGATAACATGATTTTCAAAGCACGTTATCGTAGAACAAACTTCCTAATCGTTTCTGCTGATGAAGCTACATTCATGGCAAAAATGAAAGGTTTTGAAGCTTCGAACATCGCTTCTGATGCTCAAATAATCAAAACTGGTGGACGTTATTTCGCTGGAACACTCGCTAATCGTTGGAGAGTATACGTAGACCCATTCATCACAGGCGAAATGCTTGTTGGTTACAATGGTGCTGGTAACTGGTCTGAGACTGGTTATGTTTTCTCCCCTTACGAAATGGCTTATCTCACTGATGCTTTCACTAATCCTGATACATTAGTTAAGACAAGAGCTATTATGTCAAGAGCGGCCAGAAAATGTGTTATCCCTGGACTTTATGGTAAGGTTATCATAACTAATTCATAATCTCTAAATTAAGAACGGTGAGCTTTTAATTAGGCTCATCGTCTTTTATCGTCAGGCGGTTTGCAAAAATAACCCCGATTATGATAGAATGTTAAATAGTGTTACGGAAACATGAAATCAATATTAAAGGATATAAAAAAATGGCTAAGAAGAAAAATTCAAGTAAGTCAAATAAGAAGAAGATGGATTCTTCTATATCTGAAATTATTCCAAATAATGAAAATGACCTTGGAATAGAATTTCCAGTAGTTGAAGATACCAAACCTATTGTAGAACTTGAAGAAGTTGTGGAAGAGGTTAAGCCTGTTGTCGTTGAAGAAGTTGTGGAAGAGGTTAAGCCTGTTGTCGTTGAAGAAGTTGTTGAAGATGACAAACCTATTGTTAAA